CAGAACCGGTAACAGAACCGGTAACAGAACCGGTGGCAAAGCCAGTGGGCACTGCAATGCCCATTAATCCATATCAGATTCCAATCTCTAACACAAACCCAACTCCAGCAAAACCAGCAGTGGCACCAAACACTGCCATGACCACTGTTAACCCACCCAAATTCAATACTGGCGCACCTTACACTGCTCCTGATGATGATTCTGAATTACAAACAATACCTGCACCAGCACAGTTGACCGGACCTGCCCCTGTAAAACAACTTGGTACAAACTATGATCCCAATGTAATTGATGTTGACGCCAAAGTCAAAACACAACCAGAAAAACAAATGGCGTTGCCTGCACCAGCGGCCAAACCCGACTACAGAAAAAGTTTATCCGGTTATGGCAATGCCACAATGACTCCTGCAGCAGCTTTACCCTCTGGTACCAAAAACATGATGCCCACAAACATGATGCCAAATACTGCAAAAGCACCACCAAAGTCAGCTGTATCAACCACTGCCGCAAAAAATGATATAATACAGGCATTGAAAAAATTAGGATACAAGACAAAAGAGGCTGAAGCCGCAATCAGAGGACTACCACCTAATATCAGCACCAGTGATGCCATCCGACAAATACTCCGCGGTAAACCAACAACCACAGAGTCCTTGACCTGGAACCGAAATTTTGATCCTGGGCGCAGTCTATATCGTAGAATGAAAAAAGAATATTAAGAACACACTACCTTAGGACCGTGTGGCCCGGCTGCTGGGCGACAAAAACGATTCGCTACCGTGATTGTCAAAGTGAGCAAATTTTCCTTGACAAATCAAATTTCTGTGTTATACTTGTGTTTTAGGAGTACACATGGATACCAAAACATTCAACGGCGAACAAAAGATCAAACTTACCCAAATCATCAATGAAGGCATGCAGGTCATGCACGAGATTGATACACTACAAGGTGGCTTGACTGACACCATCAAGGCCGTGGCAGAAGAATTAGAAATCAAATCTGCTGTGTTGAAAAAAGCCATTAGAGTGGCACACAAGGCCGAGTTTGGCAAGACCAAACAGGATCAAGAGCTGTTGGAAACAATTCTTGAAACAGTGGGCAAGACGCTATAAATATTGCTTTCAACAGCAACGAGTCGTTCACGTCACGAACATGTAGCAAGGCCGGTCCGGCCACAAACGGAGATACATGAGTTATATTGATGCACTATTTGATCGTGAACACGATCGCATTCACGTGGTAGAACGCCGAGACGGCCAAAGACAATACAGGGAATATCCTGCCAATTATGTTTTCTACTACGACGACCCCCGAGGTAAGTTTCAAAGCATCTATGGCACACCGGTGTCAAGATTCAGCACCCGCAACAACAAAGAGTTCCGCAAGGAAGTTCGAGCACAAAGCGGCCGCCAAATCTACGAATCGGATATCAATCCCATATTTCGTTGCTTTGAAGAAAACTACAAAGACCAAGACGCCCCCGTCTTGCACACAGCGTTCTTTGACATTGAAGTTGCATTTGATGCTGTACGTGGATTCTCGCCTGTGGAAGATCCTTTCAATCCCATCACTGCCATATCGGTATATTTGAATTGGTTGGGGCAACTGGTCACACTTGTGGTGGCACCACGCCACATGAGTGAGGAGACTGCTCGTGAGATCTGTGCGGAATTTGAAAACACTGTGCTGTGTGAGTCTGAATTAGAAATGTTGAAGATGTTCTTGGATCTCATAGATGATGCAGACATCTTGAGTGGTTGGAACTCAGAAGGCTATGACATACCCTACACCATAAACCGTATCACACGAGTGCTCAGCAAGGACGACACCCGACGTTTTTGTTTGTGGGGACAGTTTCCCAAGAAGCGCATGTTTGAACGCTTTGGTGCTGAGAATGAAACTTATGACTTGGTGGGTCGTGTGCATATGGACTATATGCAACTGTATCGCAAGTACACTTATGAAGAGCGTCACAGTTATTCATTGGATGCCATTGCCGAATACGAACTAGGCGAGCGCAAGACACAGTTCGAAGGCACACTGGATCAGTTGTACAATCAACACTTTCGAACCTTTATTGAATACAACCGCCAAGATACATTGTTGTTGGACAAACTAGATCGAAAACTACGCTTCTTGGAACTGGCCAGCGAACTGGCACATGCCAACACAGTGTTGTTGGCCACCACAATGGGCGCTGTGGCAGTGACCGAACAGGCCATCATAAACGAAGCACATGAACGTGGCATGGTTGTGCCCAATCGCAAACAGCGACTCACCGACGAGGACACACAGGCTGCAGGTGCCTATGTGGCATACCCTCGCAAGGGCATACACGAATGGATTGGTAGCATAGACATCAACAGTCTATATCCCAGTGCAATTCGTGCCTTGAACATGGGACCAGAAACCATTATAGGCCAACTGAGACCGGTGATGACTGACCGATACATCAAAGAAAAAATGGCCAAAGGTGCCAGCTTTGCGGCAGCATGGGAAGGTTTGTTTGCCAGTCTAGAATACACTGCTGTGATGGAACAGCAACGTGGCACTGAGATCACCATAGACTGGCAGTCAGGAGAAGAGACTGTACGCTCAGGCGCTGAAATTTGGTACATGTTGTTTGATTCAAATCAGCCTTGGATTTTAAGTGCAAATGGCACCATATTCACCTACGAAAAGAAAGGTGTTATTCCTGGCTTGTTGGAACGCTGGTACGCAGAACGTAAAGAAATGCAGGCCAAGAAAAAGGAGGCCAAAGATGCCAAAGAGATTGCTTTCTGGGATAAACGTCAGTTGGTTAAAAAGATTAATCTCAACAGTTTGTATGGCGCTATTCTTAATCCTGGTTGTAGGTTTTTTGACAAGCGAATTGGCCAATCCACAACCCTTACTGGTCGGAGCATTGCCAAGCACATGGATGCGCACCTGAATGAGTGCATCACTGGTGAGTATGATCATGTGGGTCGGGCAGTTATCTATGGTGACACAGACTCCTGCTACTTCTCAGCATGGCCTGTACTCAAACAAGAAGTTGCTGAAGGTCGCATGGAGTGGTCAAAGGAAATCTGTATCCAGTTATACGATTCAATTGCTGACCAAGTGAACGATTCATTCCCAGCGTTCATGGAACGTGCTTTCCACTGCCCCAGAGACATGGGCGAGTTGATCAAGGCCGGACGTGAAACAGTGGCCGATCGTGGATTGTTTATCACCAAGAAACGCTATGCTGTCAACGCCATTGACATTGAAAACAAACGCCTGGATGTGAATGGAGCAATTGGCAAGACCAAGGCCACTGGCCTGGATTTGAAACGATCAGACACACCCAAAGTTATTCAAGACTTCTTGCTGGAAATTCTAAATCGAGTGCTGGCCGGTGCCGAACGTGATGAAATTATCGAGCGTGTGCGTGAGTTCAAGTATGAATTCAAAGAGCGTCCAGGCTGGGAAAAAGGCTCACCCAAGCGTGTGAACAACTTGACCAAGTATGGCAAGGAAGAAGAACGCCTGGGCAAAGCCAACATGCCTGGGCATGTGCGAGCAGCCTTGAACTGGAACAACCTGCGGCGAATGAATTCAGACAACTACAGTATGCAGGTGGTTGACGGCATGAAGACCATTGTGTGCAAACTCAAGAGCAATGCACTAGGCTGGACGTCGATTGGCTATCCCACAGACGAGATGCATTTGCCACAATGGTTCAAAGACTTGCCGTTTGATGACACAGAAATGGAAGCCACTGTGGTGGATCAAAAGATCGACAACTTGTTGGGTGTGTTGGAATGGGACCTGACTGCGGCCACCAACACAGAAAATACATTTACATCACTATTCTCATTTGAATGAAACTAGACCAACTGCTTGATTATCTAAATTTGTTGAACAGCAAAGAATATGATCCTGACTATGACATAGTCATGAAAAAATTTTGGGCCAGGGCACACATGGTGTCTCATCATGCTGTGCAATTCAATTCACTGTCTATAGATTTCAAAGACTCTGTGGTCGCTGTACAACGTGCATTTGAACAAGTGGATCAAGCAGTTGATTCAATCAAAGATCATGTTGTTCGCATGATTACGGAACTAGAGCCCGAGTATTATGAACAGAGTGAAATATTGTACCGATCAGGAATGATTACTGATTCTAATGAAGCCATACTGAGTCGGGCATTACAAATTGACAATACCAGCAATATTTTGTTGAGATCACATTTGAAAAATCTAACTGACTGGCGCACGCCTGGCATGATAATTCGTCCCGGCACCAGCGGATTCATTGAAGATTTGGTAGCACTAGATCCATTGTATTTGGTAGATCACAACCAGGAGTTGTTGCAACCAGCCATGGGTGCTTGTACTCCTGAATATCAAAGACGCCTGCGACCTTACAGTATAAACGATTACATTGATGAAAACCCACTGTGGCAGTTGCCCACCAATCAATTTGGGTTGATACTTGCATGGAATTATTTCAACTACAAGCCACTTGCTGTGATACATCGTTATTTGGTTGACATGTACAGTAAACTCAGGCCCGGCGGAGTGGCCATATTCAGCTACAATGATTGTGATCGAGGTCACGGAGCAGCATTGGCCGAACGAAACTTCATGTGCTATACTCCTGGTAGAGCAATAAAATCTCATGTGACTGAAATGGGATTTGAAATTTTGTTTGAGCATCATGGAGAAGGTGATGTGGCCTGGTTGGAAATCAAAAAACCTGGAGAGATACAGAGCATTCGAGGTGGTCAGGCCCTGGCCAAAATAGTTGCACATCAGTAAAAAAATCTATATAATCATACAACATAGGAGTACACATGAGAGATTATCTTAAAGACTTGGTAGAACACACACATGATCTTGGCTGCATTGACTTGGTCAAGATCACAGGAGACGACAAAAGCACAGCCATTGTGGGTGTGGCTGAAGATTTGAGTGTGGTGCTGGAAGGCACATTCAAAGCACCCTTGGCAGAATTTGCCGGCACATTTGGCATGCCCAACTTGAACAAGTTGAAAATCTTGTTGAACTTGCAAGAGTACAAAGAGGATGCCAAACTCACACTGAGCAAAAAAGCCACTGGCGCCCCTGATGGCATTGAGTTTGAAAATGCACACGGTGACTTCCGCAACAACTATCGTTTCATGGCCGCAGAGATTGTGAACGACAAGCTGAAAACACCCAAGTTCAAAGGTGTGACCTGGCACATTGAATTTGAACCCACAGTGGCTGCCATCCAGCGATTGCGCATGCAGGCACAGGCCAATGCTGAACAACCCAACTTTCAGGCCCGAACTGAAAATGGCGATCTAAAGTTTTTCTTTGGTGATCACTCGACACACGCTGGTAACTTTGTGTTCCAAGCCGGTGTCACTGGACAGCTAAAACGCACTTGGTCATGGCCAGTCATACAGTTTATCAACATCATGGCCTTGACCGGGGACAAAACCGTTCGCATCAGTGATGACGGTGCCGCACAAATCACAGTGGATTCAGGTGTGGCTGTTTACAACTATATTTTGCCAGCACAAAGCAAGTGATTGAACACCCGCCAGACATCAGAGGTTTGATCTGTATTGATCTTTGGGAGAGAGACTCAAATGAAACCATCATGGATCCCATGGTGATCAATTGGTTACAAAGCCTGCCTGAAAAGTTATCGCAATATCAGTTTCTCAGCATTATAAATGCATGCTATTTTACCAAGATAGATTTTGATGATATCAGTATCAAAAATACCATGCGTTCTTACAACTGGCATCAATTTGATAAAGACATCATGATGGAACTGATTAGAAATTGTGGTACCTGTACCTTGTCACAAGTTATTCATGACAAGGTGTTTGGCCCAAACAATACATTTGCATTGTGGTCTATCAACAGCTTTGTCAAGCATTGTACTCGACGAGTACCGCATGTGAAAGATTGGTTGGTAATAGGTAACCGTTGGCAAGAGTGTGTGCATCAACGCAGACTTGGACTTAAAAACTTATGTCGAGTGCCAGGTCACAATTTTTACGGAACAGATTGGGGATTCATGAAAGAAAACACCATTGGCAAAACAGCCACACAAATAGATTTTGAACAAGATTTTCTTGCTTGGGACAAGGTTGGCGACGACCTTTACAAACTACGGTCATGCTATGTCTCAAGATAATCTAACTGCCAAACAAAATGACTATGCTGTGTTCTTGCCAGCCATATCAGGTTTCTACGCCACATTTGTGGGTAGACAACGCAACGAGCAGTATGTGGACCCTGCAAGATTTCCTGCAGGACTCACTGACATGGAACAGTTGAATTGGCTCAACAGCCAACGAGCCATGTTTCCATATTGTTGGAGTCTGTACTCAGCAGGACATGCCAACTTGGACTTGAACAAACAAGACTGGTCAGAAGACATGGTTCGATCACGTGAACCTGGTACATTTTTACTGGGCGACTCGGGTGGATTCCAGATTGCCAAGGGCTTGTGGGAAGGCGACTGGAAAGCCAATTCGGGTTGTGCCAAGGCACAGAAGAAACGTGCGGCTGTGTTGACATGGTTGGACAACCTTGCTGATTATGGCATGATCCTTGACATTCCCACCTGGGTCATTCATGACAAAAAAGCTGGCCGAGCCTGCGGTATTACCACACTGCA